GTTATAAGGCGCAGCCAGTGTGGTTAAATCAACGGCACCACTTACATTCCCCCTAAGATATGGAAAAGCTGGAAATCGCACCGCTACAGACTGTGGGATATTATCTGTCTTTGGTATAGTGTTCCATAATGTGAACCTCTTAAGTAAGGGTCGAAACGAAGTTATCGCTTCACCCATAAAAACCTTATTGAGTTCACTATCATACGCTGGAGGCAAACCAAGGACATCACCCATAGTATGCAGGGGTTTATCCATTTCCATTTCTCTCATACCATCAGTGTCTACATCACCAGATTGTGGTTTTAATACAAACCTGGAAAAGTAATCATCAGGGGATGCAACTTCAAAATCGTCACCCGCAGACACATAGACATTGATCGTAACATCATTGTCAACAACACTGTTTGGAGATGTGAGATCATTAAGAACTATGACCCCAATTACTCCATTGCCTCGTTCTTTGCTCGCATACTTAGATGGTCCAAAGAGAGATCCAAGCGAATCTTCACCAGGACTATAATGTGTGAGGTATGAAACCTCTTGACCCATACCAATCTCTACTGTAAAATCCATTTCTTCAGCGATGTCAACAACTTTTAAACTGTTAACATTGTATTCAGAAAATGTCAAATAAGTATTATTGGATATAAAGTTAGGGTCCCATACAATCTTCAAACGTCCTTTATGGAAAGTCGAAGCCACTACCTGAAAACGAAATTTAATCGTACCTCTCCAATATTGAAAAGGCAGAGCTGCAAAAGCGCAAGCAGGAAAATGATACTTGACAGGCGGACCTGGAGTTTCATTCCATACAACGGGTGAAACACGACAGTTCCATAAGAAAGATTCAGCTCCACTACCTGTAGGCCAATTGAACGAAGTAAGATAAGACTCACGTTTCGCAATTTCCTTAATGGATAATGGATCTGCTCCACCGATACCACTAATTCGAGGATCAATAGTTAACTCTTGTTTATCATCTACTGTCAATTTCTGAGCAGTATCTGGAACATTAGTCAAAGCTAATGAACTGACTTGTGTGGGTTTATAAGGTTCAGGAGATTT